CACACCGATCCCGTCCACTGAGCGATCTCTCCGACGTGTCCGATGAAGACTCCGGTGGGGGAAGCACCTACGATGACGCGGTAGCCGGTGGTCGGTGATCCTGGTGGCGTGTTGACGCCGCGATCGTCTACCGGATGCTGCCACGTCGCCCCACGCTCTTCTCCAATGCCACGCACCACACCATCTGTGAAAATGGAGACACCGACGCCGTCAACTCGACGAATCTCGCCTTCGACGGTTGGAGCTGTTGATGCACTGAGGATGATCCCCTCATCCTCGAGCATCTCTCCATGACGAGCATCTGGCGTCCCCGGCATCCTATCCCTGTGCCTTCTTCACCCGAGGCTTCTTGGGCTTCGCCACATCCATCACCTCGGGCTCGGGCTGCGCTGGCGGTTCCACTGGTTGCACGACCTGTCCCTCGGCTTGTCCCTCGGCTTGTCGTTGCATCTTGAGCGTTTCACCAGGGTGCATGCCAGGAATACGCGGGCTCTCACGCGAAACATCCTTTTGCACCAGCCGCCCATCTTCGACCACGATGCTCCCGTCGGCGATCCCCTTCTCGACCGCCTCGAGCTTCGCCTTCTCCTTGTCGTAGAAGGAACCCTTGACGTGCGAGATCGCCCCATTCATCCCCTTGACCTGCCCGCTCGTCACCATCATCGCGACCTCTGCCGTGGTCGCCAGGTTGTCCACGACGCCGATCGCCCTCTGAAGGTATCGCTTCACCGCAGCGACGAGTCGCACCGGCTCACCACCGATGTCGGAGATGAGCACACCACCGATCATGCCCTTGTCCTTGAACTCAGCATCGAGCGCCGCCATGAGGTCGGTGATGCCAGGGACAGCCTTCTTCAAGCCATCCCTGGCACCTTCCTGCTTGAGCACCATCTTCTCGAGCGCATCGCGTTGCTCCTCGAGCCCCCTGCCGATCTCCTCGGCAATGAGCATCCGCAACCGCGATTTTTCCAGACTCATCTTCTTCTCCTTGTTCTGCTTCTACTGCTGGATCAAGACGCCCGAACGACTACGGAGGAGTGCCCCACACGATCATCGTGATGACGTCGGGGTTCGAGCCACCACGCCATTTGAGGTCGAACTCGGCGTAGAAGCATCCCACCTGACGCTCCGCTGCGTTCAGAGCGGGGTACACGTCGTTGTTCGCCGCCGCGTTCGCGCCACCCCACTGGAGCGATCCGTTGACGTAGAGATCGACGTCCGCAACGAAGTCGAGCCCGTCGTAGTCGCAGAGGTCTGCCGTGATGTTGGGCGCACCGGGACCGGCTGGTCCCTCGATGAGCGTGTTGGCGGGGATGTTAGCCGCACTGACGGTCGCCGTCGCCTTGCACCGAGCCGCCGATCCCTGCGCCTGCACGATGGCATTGAGAAGCGAGACCTCGCCGAACGCCGTCCTGAAAGCGGTCCACTCAGCCGTGGTGTCCGACAGCTTGATGCCGTCCGTCTCCACAACCCAGGTGGACCCGGTCTGGTTGCCGTCGTCGAGCCGCATCTCGCGAGCGCCATCGAGACGGAGATCGTTCCCCGCGAGAGTTCCGACGGTCGCCGTGTTCGCGATAGCGGTCTTGCCGAGTTGGAGATCGACGCCACCGGAGTCGACCGTGATACCCTTGTCGAAGTCGACGAGGATGGCATCGACGTTGAGCGAATCCACGCTCGCCCCGATGGCAAGCTCCGTCGTGCCAAGAACCTCGTTCTCGGTGATCTTGAAGAGGCTGGCTTCCGCCGAGTCGCGGATCTCCCACTTCTTGCCCGCCACCTCGATGTCGAGGATGGCATCGACCAGGATGTCCACCGGGGTCGCGCCCTGGTTGTCGTAGGCGTGCTGCCGGGTCACATCCACGGCGCCCGCCTGGTCCAAGAAGACCTCGGACAAGAACGCCGTCTCGGGCAGGTTGTCGAAGTCGATGCGACGGACGTAGGAGTAGTTGATGGTGTAGCCGCCGATATCGGTGCCTGGCACCTGAATGAGATCGTCGCCGGTCGCGTTCTCCTTCACGAAGACCAGCTCGACCTGATTCCCGGCGTCATCGAAGGTCTGGTCGTCGGTCGCGCTCTCCGTGGCGAGCAGAGCGTAGATCTCCTTGCCGTCGCTCAGAATGATCTCGCCGGTCGCCGCGTTCCTGACGAGACAGAGGTTCTTGGGCTGGATGGCGGAAGCGATGTTCGTCACCTTCACGAGCTTCCAGTTCGAGAAGTCGCTGTTGTAGGCCGCGACAGCTCCCTTCGTCGTGACGGCTCCGATGGCGCCCTTCTCGGAAGGCGTCTCGGCCCCTGCAACGGAGAGCACCACGATGTCGCCCGTGCCACCAGCCAGTGTCACCCCGGTCCAGACCGAGGCACCGTCGGACAGCGTCTCGGACGTCCCGACGAGGTTGGCCTTCGTACCCGCCACGATGGCAGTGACGTCCACGCTGTCGCCCGCGCCCTGCAATGCCGTGACGTCGGGATGCGCGTTGGGCGCCTGATACACGCCAGCGTGGAGCGGATCCTTGTTGATGGCCCAGGTCAGGTTGTCAGCGGAATCCGCCTTCGTGGCACCGATCAGCACCTCCCAGTTGAGCGGCGTGAGCACCGTCTTGTACGTGTAGGTCACGGTGCCGATCGTGACCGTCTCGTTGTTCAGCGGAAGGCTGTTCAGGAGCAGGTTCGAGGTGGCCTTCACAGCCGCCGGGACCACGACGTCGGTGAGCACCTGGGTGCGGAAGAGGATGCGATGCTCCTCGAGCGCATCGACCTCGGTCGCGAGCGCAGAGATGCCGCGCTTCTTGGCCGCGCCGATGGTCGTAACGGTCGGGATGTCGTCGTACCAGTTGTTGCCGCTGTCGGCCCACAACCAGCGACGAAGCTGCGACCGCACCGCGTTGAGGTCGTTCTCGAGACAGCTCGACGCCGTTTCGAGCGCCGCCTGCCCAGACGCAATGTCGTCATTGAATGTGCCGCTCTTGTGAACCTGAGTTTCCTGGTCGAAAAGTGATCGGCTCATTTCTCTCTCCCTGCCTGTTTTTCACCCTAGCACCATCAAGGTGCTGGTGTGAAGTCCAACGACAAGCGATGCCCTGTCTTCGTCACGAACAACGTCGTAATCATATCGAATCCAGAGCCGGGGCCACCCGACTCCGATGCGATGTAGTCGTTTCCAGCTCCCTCAAGTAGAAGCTGCCCATTGTAGTAAAGCGACTCGGTGAAGACCCCACCATGCACGAAGTTCTGTGCCGTCGTGAAGACGGTGTTGCTCCCGTTGATCGGCCCGATGAGAGGTTGCTGGTAGTACCTCGAGCCACCGCCACCACCGCCACCGAGCGCGACCTCGAGCGGGATGAAGAGCAGCTCGTCGATGTCCGTCGCAACACCGATCTGTTGGAAGCGCTCGGCACCCCCTGGCGTGGGATAGTTGGCGTCGCCCTGCTTCGCTGGTCGCCCATCCGTCCCGACGACGTAGACGCGCCCAACGGAGAGCCCGACGTAGACGTTGATGACCGGCCCATGGAACTGCACGACGCAGTTGGTCGGGCTGTACTTCTTCCGAACGACTCCGACACATGGGCTTGGGATGAGCGTCGTCGAGAGCACCTTCTCGACTTGAAAGATGTTCCCGAGTTTCGCCGCTCTGATTCTGACGCAGTCGCCGACGACATCCGACGCGAGACACGTCGCTCGCCCGAGGATCCTCTCACTTCGAGGGATAGAGGCGGCATTCGCTTTCTGCACTCCTCGGTCCTCCCCGCCTCACTCTATACCCCTCGCGCCGCCTGGACACCTTCCGCGACGGCAAGACTGATCGAAAGAGCCCGTGCAGCAATCGGGCTCACCGTTGCCGTCGTCAGCTCGTTCACATACTCGGGTTGAACCTCCAATTCCATGATCGACATCTCGCTCGACATGGCATCGAAATCACCGCTCGCCTTGTACCTCGTCGGAAGGCACCCTGAGCAGTACCACGCACGCGCGGGTATGCGCGTGGAAAACACCGTCGTGCCGAACTCTGGACCCATGCTGAAACCGATAGGAAGTTTCGGGCGAATTCCCATGAATTGCACAATCACTAGATTGCGCCGAACTGGTTGAATGCCCCTGATCGCATTCGTCAACCAGTTGTAGAAGTCAGAGACGTAAAAACGAGCACCCCTCGAAAGCGTGATCGTGTCACACCCCGACGACTTCACGACGTACTTCTTGTGCTCGAAATTGCCTGGCTTGATCTCTTTCAACTCGACGCTGATCTGCGGCGCGGAGCAACCAGAGAAACCGAACACCGGATCGAAGATGCTGAACAGAGCATTCCCATCGGTGCCCGAGGCATCGAACACCCAGAAGGAGTAGAGCTGCAAGACATCGTAGATCCGAGAGCGAGCCATCTGGACCTCCAGGGCCCATCAACTCGCCCTCGGCCTCATGACGAGGAAGATGAGCCGAGATGCCGCCGACGAAGTCGTCAGGTCGGCTTTTCGATCCAGACCCGCTCCACCTCGACGTCCATCTCGGCGATGGAGACGTCGCTCGAGGTCGCGTCCATGTCGGCGGCGATCTTCACGCGGCTCGGGTGCGCGTTGAAGCAGTGATACTTCCTCGCCCTGGAGATCGCCCCATCGGGGATGCCGAGACCGTCATTCCCCGTGCCGCCCGTCACCACCGCCGTCCGCTCGAGCGCAGCTCGCGGGAAGTGGTAGATGACCAAGTCGCCCTTGTACTCGCGCCCCTCGATCACCGCCAGCATCCAGTCGAAGAAGTTGGTCTCGTACCGTGCCACGCCCCGAGAGAGCGTCACCTGGCCGACAGTGGGGACACCGGGGTACTTCTCGGTCCAGGTGCGGATGCCCTCGCGGTACTCGGCGGCTTCCGCCGACACCTCGGGGATCGTGATCGCCGAGAACCCCGCCTCGCCGTTCGTGCCCTGGTCGCCGATGACGTCGGTGGCGATCGCGCCCTGGTATGTGCTCGACCCGATGATCTGCGCGTGGAAGCGGAAGTTGTGCAGCGGGTCAGTGGCTTGTGCTCTTGCCATCGTCTCCTCCTACTCAGAAGCTCGGCGTCGCGACAATCCTTCTCGAAAGGATATCACCGAGGGTGTGGTATCGACCAGCGTTCAGCTCGAACGGCGTCGGCATCGACTCGACACGCCCGATGAAGGTCGAGAGCGTCATCTCCTCTTCGGCCATGTTCTGCGCGAGCAGGTTGTAGAGCTGCGGGAACTGCTCGACGAGCGTGAGCACGTTCTCGGCGAGGTCGAGTTCCGAGAAGCTCCATCCCGGCCCCTTCCACCGCTCCGTCCTGCTCTGTCGGATCACGCGCCCGAACGACGACGTCGGAGACAACTCCCGCAGATCGATGCCATCCTGCAAGAACCGCTCGACCATCATCGGACCGTAGGCTTGGGCGCCATTCTGCCGCACCCACTCGCTCCACTCGGGCGCCGTCATGTTCTCGTGACCGACGACAACCACGGGGAGAACCCCTCGAGCAGAGCGACCAGGATGCTTGTCGTGGGTGAGGTCCAAGAGCTTCACGATGAGCCCGTCCGCTCGGAACCCGCTGTCGCTCATTCCCGTCGCGATCGCCATCCCGAGCTGCTCTGACAATCTCATCGAAACACCTCTCACGACACGGGCCGCGCCCGACCAGGCACGGCGAGCACCCGAGCGTACATCGCCTGCGTCGCACCAGCCGTCTTGAGCGTGATCTTCTCATCCCATGCGAGATGGATCACATCGACACGCAAGAAGGTGCCGCCCACTGGTGCCGTGGCGAGAACGACGCGCACGGGAACGACATCGCTGTTGACGATGGCGACCTCGCCAGCCCCGTCACCGAAATCGACGAAAATCTGCTCGATGTCGTAGGTGTCGAAAGAACCATCCTGAGCAGCGAAATCGAAGTCGAAGCGTCCACCAGTGGGGCCCGCAGGGAACTTGCGGATGCCATCTGCATCCACATGCACCCCTGTAGGCAACGTCTCATCCCACTGGTTCCCAGCGGTGATCCGCTGCTCGATGACGCACGGAGCCGTTGACATCGCAGCCCCTCAGATCACGCTGCCACGACGCTGTCGTCGTAGTAGACGTGCCACGCCGCCGCCGACCAGTAGACCGGGACGCCCGTGCCAGCGCCAGGGCCCTCGGCGGTCTTCCGACCGTTGGTCGCGAACGCGAGCTGCCCCTCAAAGTTGTTCGTCGCGGGCAGCGTGGCAACGGTGTACCTCGGCAGAGCGATCGGATCGATGATGCCGAGACGTCCCGACTGCGTGATCTTCGCCGCGTCGAGCGACTCGGGAGTGCAGGTCGCCGTGAGCGTGCCAGCGACGAGCGCTTCCTTGATGACGGTGTTGGTGTCGAGATCGTCGATCGTGATCTCGTTCCAATCCTTCGAGGTGCCAGGCGCGATCTCGATGTTGGGGCCTGGGATGAAGATGGTCTCGGTGCCGATATTTGCGAGCGTGACGTTCATTTCAACCTCTCCATGTTGGATGGGCTCTTCCCGCCCATCCTACCAACCAACACTGCACGGTGCTAGTCGGTTCCTGTTACTCGATCACCATCCCAGGTCGATCACCCCGCCTGAGCTGCCTTCTGCTGGAGCCTGAACACGATGAACTCGCCGGGCTTGTTGGGGGCGACGTAGATGTCGCAGATGACCGTCCCCGTGTCCTCCACCGCTGGCGGGTTGTTCGTCTCGTCGCACACGACCGCGAAGGCTTCCTGCGGGCTCTTTCCCTTGAAGTAGCCCTGCGAGTAGAGCCCGAGCAGGAATCCCTCGACGCTCATGCGGATGTTGGTCCGCAGATCGTCTCCGATGTCCTCGAACACGAATCCGTGCGTGCCCTGGAAGATGCTCTGCGCGAGGAAGATGAAGAGCCGCCGCGTCTGAAGGTAGCGGAAATCGGACGGGGGTCGCTCGAGGCTTCGCGCACCCCACACGCACCGCCCCGTCCACGGCGTGTCGATCAGGCAGTTGACCTGATTGGGATGCAAGATGTCGATCTCTCCGAACTCGAGCGTGCGCTCGAGGCCGACGCAGAACTGGAGCGCACCATCGACCACCCCTGCGGGAGCCTTGCCGACGTTCTTGGTGACGTCGGTGCGCGCGTACACGCCCGCGATGTGCCCGAGCGGGGGGACATTCTTGGGCAGGTCGGTGAGCGGGTCGGTGATCCTGATCCACGGGTAGTACAACGCTGCGTAGCTGCCCGTGTACCCGAGCTTGTTGATGCGGTAGTCCTTCGCCTGCGTCGGGTTGTAGCCGCTCGGCGTGGCGAGGATGGCGAACCAGAGCTTGTTGCGCTCGCACTCCGTCGTCTGATCGAGCGACATCGTGACGTTGCCAGCCGCATCGGGAACGACGAGGTTGATGATCTCGTTCGTCTTGAGCAGGGCGTACATGCCCTCGCGATCGGGGAGCAGCGTCGGATCGGTCAGCTCGTTCCGCGTGATCGCCGCGCCGTCCGTCCCGCCCGTCAGCGCATCCTGCGTCGTCACGTCCTCGGGCGCCTTGCGGAAGGTCGCGAACGGCATCGAACCGCCCGAACCACCCGCCTGCGTGAAGTTGCCGACGGCGACCGAGGTCTTGAACCAGAGGTCGCCCGTGTCGTAGTCGATGGTGTTGTACGGAGCGAGCGCCGTCCCATCGACGTCTCCCGTCAGGTTGCCGTCGCCGTCGTCGGTGATCGTCTTCACCACGCCCGTCGCATCCTTGTAGGTGATCGTCACCGAACCCGGCTGGATCGGGAACTCGAGCTTCGACGTGATGAAGGGGGCGATCACGGGGGCGCCCGTGCCGAAGTTGACCGTCGCGCCGTTCGAGCCACCGACCTCTGCCGATCGAGCGAGCCCGTTGATGCTGCCAGGGGGCTCCAGCTCGTTGGGCGGATCGGTCATGGTGATGAACGCGCTGCCCCCGCTGTCGTTGTTGAGCAGGGCGGGAGCGTATCGCGCCGCCGACGCGCTCGAGAAGTCCAGCTCATCGAACGTCTCGACGAGCTGATAGACGCCGTCCTCGTCGGCTTCGTAGATGAGCATGTCGAACGCCGAGTAGGTCGCCGTCGCACGGTCGAAGTAGTTCTCGTTCCCGCGCACGTCGACGCGCACGTCGTTGCCGCACACGCCCTCGTCGAGCGCCGTCACGGGCCAGCACTCGATGTCGTAGCTCGCCAAGAGCCGCGACTGGTCATGCGGAGCCGCCGTGACCGTCACCGACCACGCACCCGTGGTGTAGTTGATCGTGCCGACGGTGACGCTCGGGCCCGTGAGCACCGTGAGCCCATCATCCGTCACCGTGCGCTGCGTGCCGACGGCGGTGTATGCGTAGGTGACGTCACCAGGGATCGCGGGTGCCGCTGGCGCCACGGCGGTCGTCAGAACGAACTGCCCCGTGGCGTAGTCGATGAAGCCGCGAGTGACCGCAGCACCATCCTTGAGCACGCCATCCTTGGCGGGGTCGGAGTAGGTCTGCGGGACAGGCGGGCCACCGCCCGAGTCGGCATCGGTGATCACCACCGTGCCAGGAACGGGTGGACTGGCGAGCTTGCCGACGAACGACGTCGCGACAGCGTTGGGCACGGGAGAGAGGTTGCACGCCTCGGCAGCGATCACGGCGCCGATCTCGTTGTAGACGAACGAGAACGAGCCAGGTCGCACCGGCAGCTTCGCGAGCGAAACGCCGCTGAAGATCAGCAAGATGCCGTTGGCGGTCGCGAGCACGACGTCGGACGCCTTGCTCTGGATCGCACCGCTCGCCTTGAGCGCACCCGCGCCGACGACACGCACGACGTAGGCTCGGCGCCCGCCCTGCGAGAAGAAGGCGAAGACGTGGATCGGAATCGACGACTTGGCGATGAAGTTCCCGTGCTGATCACGGAACTGCGTGTAGCTCGTCGACAGAACGGCTTCGTTCACCCGCCCCTTGTAGGTGAATCCGACGATGCCCATGGTGCTCGTCGAGACCCCCTGGATGGGTGCGATGCCACTGCGTCGTTCCTCGTTGTAGACACCGGGATGCAGTCGCTCGGGCATGGAGACCTCCTAGTCGGCCCAATCAGCGCAGCCGCCGTCGCTTTCCCCTGCCTGTCGACGTCTCCTGGTCTGCCCGACCGTCTGCTTCTTCTTCCGAGGGGCGCGCTGCGTCGTCGTTGCCTGAATCTACCACAGTCGAAGTCGAAGACCCAAGCACAACGGATTCTTCGACCTCAACGATTTTTTCTTCCGCACGAAAAGTGGGCGGGGGTTCCTGCGGAACCTCGACCTTGACCTCGGGCACATCCATCACGAACTCGGGGCTCTGGATCGACTCCTCCATCGCCACCACCAACCCACTGCGAATCAACTCCAGAACCGATTGCCTCGGGGCCTCGAACATGGACCGAGGCTGAATCACCGTCGGCCCCGTCGGGAGATCAATCGCTCTGCTCTCGTTGCCTCGATAGTACCATCTCATCACGTACCTCCAACCTTGGGCTCGAGCGTCGTCGTGATGCCCGTCACCGTCTTGACCAGATAGGGCTCATCGAAGTCAAGCTCGCCCTCGACGCGGATGGAGATAGTGTACCCCGTCGTCCTGTCTTCTACATCCGCCACTTCCGACAGATTGTCGATCGTAGCATCAAAGGTGTTGTACCCCCGAAGCTCGCCCTCGCTGTCGGTGACAAAGATCTGCCCGATGGCGAACACCACCTTGCCGATCTGCTTGAGCATGTACTGAGCTTGCTTCTCGAGCCGCGCTCTCATGTGCAGGTCGTAGGTGATGTCGAATGGCCGAGTCCACTTCTTCTGCTCGGCGAGCGTTGGCCCAGAGAGCCCGCGCCCATCCCTATCCTTGACCGTCCTGGCAACCGAGGCTGGAACGCGATACTCGCGCCCACCGAAGAACCTACGCTCGTTCGCCGTGACGATGCTGCTCCGAACGATTTCGAGCCGAGGAAGGTAGGCAACCTGAACAGACGTCTCGGGGTTCTGAAAGATCACGGGGACCATCCCGTGATACTCGTCTGGCCCCGTGACGTTGCGGACGCGCAGAGCAAATTCTTGCACCCGCTCGCCGTCGAGTTCGATCTCGATCAGCTCTGCCCCAACGGATCGAGCGAGCCCGACGTCGAAGTCCTCGATGAAGACGGTTCCGGTTCGTCCGTTCGCCACCTGGCGACCGTCAGAGACCGAGGTCCATCGTCACCTGATCGGAGACGCGCCGCCCGAAGCCCGCCATCTTCGCCGCGAGCGTCCACGTCGTGAGCTGCTCGGCGGTCGACGACTCGGGATCGGGGGTCATCGGCAACTCGCCGCTCGACTCCATCGCCGACGCCACGGTCTCCATGGCGTTCCAGGCGTCGTCCTCGGAGCAGTCGGTTGCCGCCATGACGTTGCCGACGACGTCGCTCAGGTAGGACGAGAAGATGTCGTCTTCGTGCGAGTAGTTCGCGACACCACCCGCGCCGCCCGTCTCGGGATCGCCCATGGGAGCCATGTCGTACTCCCACTCGTCCTCGAAGTCGTCCTGCTCGGAGATCATCGCGAGCCCCTCGATCTCGCGCCCCTCGATGAGCCCGATCGCCTTGCCGAGAACCTCGTTGATGTGCTCGATGTTCATGAATCCACCTCTCTGATGCACCTTGGGTGCATGTTACTCCACAGGCGCGACCAATTCCACTACGGAGAACCCTTGACGATCATATCCTGAAACCCCTGCACCCGTTTCAGTGCGATGGGTCTCGCCATGTCGATTCCCTTGATCGACTGGAATTTCCCACTGTTAGGGTTGATCAAGTCCTTCGCCAGCCGCAGATATTCGCGCTTCAAGAGCTTCTTTGAAGCACTGAACATCGGACGCCAGTGCGGCACGGGCTTCGTGTTCGTTCCGAACTCGCGTCGCATCACCTCGTAAGCGAGGTCGACCGTCACGCGGTTCACGAGCAGCGACGTCGTTCTCGGAAGGTACTGCACGCCCAACTCGCGCAGATGCGTCTTGATCGCTGGGAGGTCGCGCTTCCGCTCTTCCTCGATGACCCGCACCTGTCGTTCCTGCGCCTGACGCACGAAGATGCGAGCCGCCTTCTTCGACGGCTCGTAGGGGAGCGTCTGCAACGTCCAGGGGTTGTGCCTGGCGAGCAAAGCCGCGCCCTCATCTTTCGCCACGCCTCGGTGCATCTTCGGGTCAACGTACAAGACGCTTCTCGGCACGTCAACGGAACGCATCCGCTTGGTGAACACCCACGACTCGGGGAGCACACCGACGATCTCCCATCCATCCTTCGACGGAAGCTGACGCACGGCGAGGATGTCGGGGTACTTCTCGATGTCCGACGGCGCATGCTGTAGCAGCACCTCGAGCGCCTCGGTCGCGACGTTCCTGACGAGCTGTTGGAGAAAGACGGGGATGCGCTCTGGCAGCTCCGCAAGGAACTGCTTCGTCAGCCTGTTCCTTGGATCCTCACGCATCGTGAACTCGAAGCCCGCCATCACGCCGCCTTGATTCGCTTCTCGACGTAGTTCGCCCTCGACGAAAGCATCCCGACGTGCTTGTCGCAGACACCGAGGAACTCGCCGCTCCCGACCCTGACAGCGTGGTCGCACTCGCTCGAGCCGCATCGAAAGCAGAGCGTTGGAAGGAGATGCCGCGAGAGCGGGCCCTCGTACCTTGGAAACGCCTTGCCCGACATCGGCCCACCGCAGTCGAAGCCAACTTCGCCCTCGTCACACGCGGGAGCGCCTCGCGCGCGTGCGCGGTGCATGCGCGAGCACATGGAGCACACGAAGGCATACCCCTCGCTCGTCAGCTCGTCTCGAACCTGCTCGAAGGTCTTCGTCCTCATACCCCTGCCCCAACCATCGACGAGCCTACCGGCATCGACCCGTAGACCGTCAACGTGCTCTTCGGAAGCTCATCCATGGGCTGCACCCACAGATCGTATCGAGCCACATCGACGTCGATCTCGAGCACCGTTCCCGTGAGGTAGTCTTCGACCCGCACCACGCCGAGGTCGGGAAAGACGTCGACGACGACCCCTCGAACGACCTCATCACCACCACCGAGCCCGCGCACGACAACGAACTGCCCTGGCGAGAGCACCACCTTCTCCGCGATCGCTATCTCGAGTGCCTCGGACGCCCTCATATCCGGTTGTGCTCCGTCTTCCGAATCGCCCTGAACTGCTCGCGGATCTTCACCTCGAGCTTGTACGCCACGAAAGTCGGCTGGCTCCACACCTCACCGTCCGCAGTGGCCTTCGTGACGTCCCATTGCGTCCACGTCCTCGACGACCCGTCGGGCAACTCCGTCCAGAACTCCACGACGTCACCGATCTTCGGCGACGGAGCGCCCATCTGCTCGAACTCGACCCGAGCGATGCCAAGGATGGCTTCGGAAATCGTCTTGCTTCCCGCCTCGGTCGCTTCATCCGACGTCGCCGATGCCACGTCCCAGTCGATCACGGCATGCAGCTCCCACGGGCCCGAGAACTCCCAATCCTTGTCGCCGACGCTCGGTTCCTTGTAGAGCGGATGACGATTCGCCGCCCTGCGAAGCGAGTAGTAGGAGAGCGTGAGCCCCGCGAGCTTCGCTGGCTCTGCCGCGATCGAGTCATGAATCTCGCGCTCGTCGCCGCATTGCCCGCTGCACAGCGACGGGAAGATGCGACGTCCGTTCCCGCAACCAGGGAGGAAGGCCACCGAGCACCTCCTACAACGGTCGACCGAGGATGTCGTGAATCGGGATCCATCCAGGCGATGCGCTCAGGAGCATCGCGACGGAAGCCATCGCCCGCGCGTGCGCGAGCGTTTCGATCACGTCATCGTTCTTGGGCTCGTCTTCCGCCCTCGTGACCGCCTGGTGCATCTTCATCGCGCGGAGCTGACGCACCATCTTGTATCGCTGCCCACCCCGCGTCACCGAATGCGCGGATCGCGAATTCGTGAACTTGCCGTTACTCGCGTGGTAGGTCGATCGCTCTTCGTTCTGCACCGTCATCTTACACCCCTGGCTCGATGGATAGGAACGCCTTCGAGAACGCCTTGAACTTCGACGGCGCCTCGCGCTCCATCGAGTGCTTCATCGCCAACCTCGTGCCACGCATCGTCATCTTGACGTCCGACGCCTTCCCCTTCTCCTTGTACGGTCCCTTGAGGTAGCCGTACTTGGTTTGGGCTGCGCGGCAGATGTTCCATGCCGACTTCGCATCGTGCCCCTTCGCCATCACGGCGAGAACGCAGTGAGACACCGACGACGACACCTTCGACGCCTTCTCGCCACCTGGCGGCTTCGCGGCTTCGAGGATGCTCTTGATGCTCACGTACATCGTCATCCCGTGATGAATGGCACGCAGTCGGAAAGCCCCATGATCTCTTCCCTGAGCTGATCCTTGTCGCCCTGAGCTTCACCGAGAAGCGTATCGCCGTCGAGCGATCGACCACCGCCAGCACTGGGCCACTCGGTGTACTTCGCGCGCACACGCCCGAGTTTCTCCTTGAGGTCTGCCAAGAACCACCGAAGGATGATTCCTCGGTCCCTCGTTCGCAGGAGCTTGAGCTGGTTGGGGGGGTCATCCGAGCCCACCGGATCGTCACACGACAGGTTGTTCGAGATGTACTTGACGATCGCGATCCCCGACGTCTGACGACGCGGCGTCACGAGCAGTTGGTTGACTTCCTTGTAATAGATCCACGCAGGTTCGCTGCTCATGACCCGTCGCGCCGTCTCAGCGTGCGACATCACTTGATGGACGCCCGAATAGAAGAGATTCCCCGACCCGCCGATGATCGACGACGACATCACGGGGAGCATGTCAACGTCGATGAATGCGTAGGGTTCGAGGAGCGCCCCCGAATCCATCTGCACACCCGTGAAGTAGACCTCGACGACTTCGTCGCAGTCTGCGGGCATGGAGTATCGCTGCATCCCCGACGAAATCGGGACGGTGTAGTAGACCCTGAACCCACGCCGCTCGATCCACCATCGAAGCGCGTTATCCCAGGCGTCTGCGACCTGTGCCTCGGTCAACTCGATCGTGACGACGCCACATCCGAGCTGACGCGGGCCCCAGTCGAGAGCTTCGATTCGCGACTTGGGATCCATGGGCTACCACCTCATCGCCGCTTGCGACCGAAACGACCTCCCGCTGGCTTCTCCTCGGGCTCGAGTTCCGACTTCTGCTCGTCGCCGTCGACCTTCTCGGGCTCACGCACGGGCTCACGCACGGGCTCGCGCGGGGGCGCGGAAGCGAGCGCAGGAACAGGCTCGGGCGCGATCGGGATGTTCTCGATCTCGACGAGCATCCCCTCGCTGACGTACTTCGCCCACTTGTCGCCCTCGAGCACATCTCCGTCCTGCACCGTGCGGTCGGCGCCGCAGGAGTAGAGCGTCATGTACTTCCCAATGTAATTGGGGTGCTTTCTGAAGAGTCGCATCGAACACCTCCCTTTCATGCGGACGGGGAGGTGTCAGAGGTAGGAAACGAGAGAGCGTTCTTGATCCCCTGACACCCTCCCGTCAGCGTATCACAGGATGGCTCGGGATCAGAGCCCGCCCGTGATGTTGATGCGCCCGTACCACTCGGAGCGCAGGAGCTTCTTGGCGTAGCGGGTCCGCATCCCCTTCTTGTAGACCTGATCCTCGGGGTCGAGGAAGGTCGGGGTGATCTGGAGCGGCACGTAGGGCGCGAACACGAAGCCCGCGTCGAGGTAGCTGGCGCCGCGCAGCCCCATGAGGATCTTGTTGAAGCGGAAGTAGGGATCCTGGTAGCCCCAGAACTTGTTGCTCAGGGGGCCCAGTCGCATGATGCCGAAGTTGCTCGACATCGGCCCGTAGCTCGGCGGCACGACGATGCCGTCGAACGGTCCCGTCGGCGACTCCTGCCCCGACACGAAGATCGGGCGCAGGTCCGCGTGGGTCTGGAGCTGGATCAGCCGCGCCGCGACCTCGGGGCTGGTGCAGTACCAGTTGGCGGGCGCGTACTTCGACTGCTTGAAGATCTGGAACGACACGTTGCTCATGCGGGTGAGCACCGCTCGGATGTGGTCCAGCTCGGACACGCCAGCGGGGACGGTGAAGTCGAACGCCGCCGTGATGCCGCCCGACGCCTGGTAGAGATCCTCGAGCAGCTCGCGATCCAGCTCGAGCCCGACCTGATTCGACACGCCCGCGACCAGCTCGACGTCCGCGTCGACGCCGTGGTAGGCGCGCAGGTCATCCGACGCCTCGCTCGACCACTCGGCGCGCAGCTTGCGGGAGAGCGCCTTGATCGGCACCGAGGTGATGTCGATGTAGACGTCGGGCACCTGCGTGTTGGCCTCCGAGTCGAACCAGTAGGTCACTCGGATGTGGTTGAGCGCGGGCGGGACGTTCTGGAACTTGAAGCCGTTGAGCTGCCCCGTCTGGTAGCTCAGGTTGCCCGCCGTGTTGGCACCCGCCGGGGTGAACACGAAACCGCCCGAGCCGTTGTCGACGGCGGTCTGCGCGACCACGCCCGTCGCCGGGTTGTAGTCCTCGATGGTGACGGAGATCCCGAGGCTCGCGTCGAGGGGCATGACGGGGGTGAACTGGAAGATGACCGACAGCGGGGCACCCGCCGCGCCACCGTAGTTGACCGCGTCGCCCGTGCCGAGGCGCTCGTACTCGGTCTTCTGGCTCGAGTACGTCGAGTCGAAGGTCTGCACGAGGTTCTGCCCCGCGTTCACGAGCCCCTTGTTCCGCCCGTACTTGTACTCGTAGTAGAAGATCGCGCCGACGGAGCTGGACATCGGCTGCACCGAGACCAGCTCGTTCGCGATCAGGTTGGGGAACACCCGCCGCAACAGCGGGAAGATGTACTTGGTGTACTCTCCCGCGTTGATCGAGAGCGTGTCCTCGGTGAGCGACCCCGCCCTGCCCTGAAGCTCCTTCCACTGGTTCTCGTAGAGCATCGACATCGTGCGACGGGTGTACTCGTCGTTGACGCCCTCGAGAAACTCGCTCCACTTCTCCACCAGACGGTTGATGAACGACTCGTCACGCACCGTCCTGGAGCCTGCCTCGGTCAACTGCATGTTCCTGGCTTCCATGGTCTCTATTCCTCCGTTGCGCTGGCCCCAGGGCCTAGCGTCGAACTCCGTCTTTCCCGCCGATGATCTTGTTCCACGAACTCTTGTCGATCCCGAGCGACTTGAACCCGACCGGGCCACCGTTGTTGCTCGACGGCGCCTCGGCGATCTTCTTGCGCCCGTGGGTGTCTTCCTCGAGCGACCTCTCCTTGCCACTCGCCACGCGCCGTCGGATGCGCTCCTGCTCGTCGGAATCGGGCGTCCGCGACTCCTGCCGACGCGCCTCGACAGCCTCGACGATCGCATCGACCTGCTCGATGTTCGTCGCCTCGGAGAGCGCCTTCTGCATCTCGGCACCGCGAGGATGCGAAGAGACGATGCCGTCAGCGTAGGCCCTGACGGAGATCAGCTCGGCGGCTTCGATCGCACGCCTGGCGCGGTCGTTCGCTTCCGCGATCGTCGCATCCTTCGACTCGGCGATCTGCGTGAGCGACTGCACCCGCGACTCGAGCGCCTCGACGCGAGCCGTGAACTCATCCTTCTCGCCCGCCGTGACCTCGTGCTCCCTCTTCGACGCCATCAACTCCTCGCGCACCGTGACGATCTGCGCGTTGAGAGCGTCGATGTTCTCGAACTTGGTCACGTCGCCGACGAGCCCGATGATGGCATCGCGTGTCGATTCGTCGCGGAGCTTGCGCTCGAGGTGCAGCTTGTACGCCGCCTCCTTGGCGAGCGCGCGAGCCTCGTCGACCTCCCGCTGCACCTTCTTGATCTCGAGGTCTCGCGCCG